AGCATCAGGAGCAGCTAGAGCAGCGCATGGAATCCCACCGCAAGGAAGACCAAGAACGGCACGATACAATGGTCAAAGGGTGGCAGAACCAACTAAACGAGTTGGAAACCAAAAGCCAAACCAAGATCGAAGACGTCCGCGCCCGCTATGATTTGGTCGTCGAACGATATAACGCCGAAAGGGACAAGCTCTATCTTGATATGTCTAAAAAAATGGAAGACTTAGACCGAAAACTGGACGACGTTGTACGGAATACCGGAAGCCGTAACGGATGAAATACGACCCAAAAGACGCCGCCGATTTTATTGTAGCAATGATTCTGCTAATGCTAATTACGGGCGTCTGGTGGATGTTTTATTCTGGGAAAATGTAACCTCCTGCTCAAAATTAACCGGTTGAGGCTGTACCGGTGGTACTCCGCTTTGAGTCAAGCTGCGCCTAATAGCGTCCCCACGCTTTAGGATTTATTTCGACCGCTGCCGAATTCGTTTCTCTGTCCACACGTATGGATCATATCGACGCGGCGAATGACTAGATAGATTCTGCCGGTTCTTCTCTGCTTCGCGCCGTCGCTTCAGGTCTTCGCGTGATTCTTCCAGCTGTTGCGGGGTCATCACGCCCATATCAATCATCCACTGCTTCACAGTTCCTCCAATGAATCACCAGTCCAGACCGACACGTCTACCCGTGCCAGCTCGCTGGTTTTGGTTTTACGGTCAACGATTGCGCCAACCTTCTTAATTGCTTCGATGCAACACACCTGTGAATCGTCTACCCATAGGTTTTTGAGCCCATCATTTACAGATTTAATAACGTTATCTAAGTCAGGGCGTTTAGTGTGGGCCAACTGGTGGTCCGGGTCTTTCTTCCGAAACTGGCTGGTAGGCCGACTATAGACGGCTTCGATGCGTACCTTTATGGGCGTGCCTTTTGGAATTGGCAAGTCTAATCCATAGCTGGCCTTTTCTTGTATTGCCTCTACAAGCCAAAGATAGCGGCGCGTCTTTGCTGGTATGCGGGCGCCACCCGTGTAACGGTTAAAGCGCGGGCGGCCCATAGCAACACCGGGACCGGGTATGCGTAGACTTATCAACGGTTCCCAATTCATTCTATCCCCGTGTCGCATAGTCCACAGCGCGTCATCATGCAGCCTCGCAGAAGAACAACAGCAACCGGCCAGATTGCTCCGCGTTCAAATCGTACACTTCAGCCAGCCGCGCCAGCTGGACCGCTGATGGTGTCCGGTGGCCGTTCTCCCAACCTGCTATGGTCGATGCAGCAACGCCCAGCGCGTCGGCTATACCGTTGCGCGTGTAGCCTAACGACTGACGCAAAGCGCGCGGTTCAATCGGTCGCAATGCTACCCGGCGTTTGCTTGGTTTCTTCTTTGGCATAGTATAAGCCTCCTTTCTTGAGGTTAGCCCAGTTTGCTACATTATGCAAAGCGCGAAATATATTGGCTTATATCCTTGCGTTATCTATGCAGAGCGTATAAGGTTTATCCATCACCAACAAGGAGCGACACACATGGCCAAATTTACAGGAATCAACTACGACGGCAAAATCGAAGAAGTACAAATTGGCGATTTGGTTGGGTTTTATGATGATGATGATGAAGAGATCGAACAAATTCAAGAAGTAGTACAGATCAAGACGCACGGATCGTCGATAGTCTTGATTTTCGAAAATGAAGACTCGATCAAATTTCGCGACTGTTGGATAGAAGGAATCGCCCGATAGGGTACGGAGGCCAAATGTATAGAACACCAATTACGGCGCAAGCTTTGCAAATCCAACGATTAATCCGAGGCGGTAACAGTCCGTCAGGACGGGTCATTATCAGCAGCGATAGCATCATTATTGAATTGGAGCCAGAAGCGTTTGATGATTACGCGCACGCATTAGGGCAAAACGGCGCGCAAATAGACGTACGCACTATACCGGCTACCAACAGTTCGCCCAGCTCTAGAATTATGATGGTTGGCCGGATTTCATTTATGACAACGGCGGGACAATGAACGAAGAAATGCAAGCCAATATTCTATTTTGCGCGGTCGTTGTTATCGTGTTTTGCCTACCTTACATATTGGGAGATATTCTTCAATGAATGATATTTGGAATCAACTGGCCGCCGCATTTCCGGGTTCTTCTGTTCGCTGGCGTATTGGCCGAAAATCAAAGAAAGGCGATAAGGCATTACCGCTGGCCTACATCGATGCGCGGGATGTAATGGACCGTTTAGACGCTGTTGTCGGTCCGGCTAATTGGCAAACTACCATTACCGAAACAGCGCGGGGACGGGTGTTGTGTAGCCTTTCTATACGTGTAGACGGTGAATGGGTGACCAAATCAGACGGCGCCGGAGAAACGCAGGTAGAAGGGGAGAAGGGCGCAATTTCTGACGCTATAAAGCGGTCTGCTGTTCATTGGGGTATCGGTCGCTATCTGTATTCGATGGAAGCGCCGTGGATGGAAATCAATCAATACGGACAGTTCACCGACCAATCAATGGATAGGCTAGCCAAGATAGCCGGTAGGCACGCGCCGAAGACGATAACCGAGCCAGAACCGTCCAGCGTTGAACAGGTAAGAAAACTAACGCCGGGAATGGAAAAGTTAGAAGGCTACAACGCGGACAAGATTGACGCGCTGTTGGACTTGGTTGGCTTCCGTTTGCGGGATGTCAGAGATTTTCGGAAGGCCAAAGATCTTCCGCCATTACAGGAACTACCAATCGACCATCTAAACCGGACGGTCGAATGGTTCCTATCATCAACGGGCCGTCAAGCCCTAATCAACTTTAGGAGTTAAAAGAATGGATTTAAATATTGTAATCATTACCGGCATTGTCAATCGATGCGAACAGAAACAATTCGGAGACCGGAAGCTTTGCAAGCTGGGCGTCAAGGTTTTGACCGGGTACGGTGAACGGCAAAAGAAAGAATTCTATAACGTTGATATTTGGGGCAAGTCCGGCGAAATAGCCGCCGATAAACTTAGCGACGGGTCTGGTGTTACCATTGTTGGAGAACTGACCGTCAGGGACTACGAAGGCAAAAACGGCCCCAGTAAAAGTTTTGACGTAAATTGCTGGAAGTGGAAAAAAGCCGTATCTTTTGACACGGTTTCAGCTCCATCCGGCGCCCAGTCTACCGAAGATATTCCGTTCTAATGGCTGTAACTTGCGCCGACTATATGCGTACCTGGGTTTATGCCGAAGCCATCCGGCGCCGGTTGCAGAATGAGACGTGCGGCGTCTTCCGTTTGAATACGGCGGAAGGCGTTATCACATTAGAGATTGGCGGCAGCGTGCAAGCTGTCGCACCGATTGACAGGGACGCCAGCGCGGACGTTTTCCGCTGCTATCTGGCCTATCGTGTTTTGACTGACAACCAACCGGAAGCATAGGAGGGAATATGCTACCTACTATTGAAGAAATACTAACGGACGGAGAACGGGCGGAGCTGGTGAAATCAATCATCCAGTTGCAACACGTTGAAAAGTACAAAGACGCGGGCGATTTGTTGATTCAGGTAGAACGCTGGGGTGCATGGTTAATCAACGGCGCCGGGTGGCTACACTTTGATTATTCCGGGCCGGAAGACAGGGCCAAAGGCGAAATCATAACCGCAGCATTAGCCACCGATATGATGAAGGTTTACGCCATCTGTAAAAACGCGGTTCCGTATGTTCTACGTGGAACCAAGCCGGAACGATGGACAGAGGCCGAACCCGAAGACATCGACGAAATCCGGGCATCAATAAAGGCCACAAAGATAGAGCGCGGTATCGGCGCCAAAACATACGAAGAACTGGAAGCGGATAAAGTAAAAGAAGAAAAGGCGCGGCGCAGAAAAGCGATGCAACGGCGGCAGGTGCCACAAGTCAACTATGAACGGGAAATGGCCAAACGCTTAAAGACTGAACCCGAAGCGCGTGTATTGTTGGCGCGGGAACTTCAAGCCAAAATCAAAGGCCAACCGCAAACCGCGTCCGGGATATTGTGCCCAGCTTGCAGCCGTCGTTCTGTCTGGTTCTTCATCGAGCCCGAAGGCAAGACATCAGCCAGCTGTAACCATCAGAATTCTTGTAGTTGGTGGGGTAGTCTCTATGATCTGGCGCGTGCGGTATGAAAGCGCAGCTATACACGGGGGACTGTATCGCGACTATGCGGGAAAAGATACCAGATAACAGCATTCACGCGATTGTCTGCGATCCACCGTATGGAATCGGCTTTATGGGTAGAAATTGGGATGTCTCCGTCCCTGGTGAAGAATGGGCGCGGGAATGTTTGCGGGTATTGTTACCCGGTGGTCATCTCGTGGCGTTTGCTGCCACCCGTACCGTTCACCGGCTCGGCGTAGCCGTCGAGGACGCTGGGTTCGAAATGCGGGATATGGTCGCCCACCAAAACTACCAAGGATTTCCGAAATCGCTGGACGTATCGAAGGCTATCGATGCGATGCACGGCGCCGAACGAAAGGTGGTGGGGCGCGGCGAATCGTGGAACCGGCCAGTCATCAAGGCGGGCGATTCTGCCCGAATGAATACAAGTCCTGGAAGCTACGACCTAACCGAACCAGCCACCGAAGACGCCAAGAAATGGAACGGCTTTGGGACCGCGCTAAAACCAGCTTTTGAACCGGCGCTACTGGCGCGGAAACCGTTGATAGGTACAGTGGCCGCGAATGTTTTGAAGCATGGGACGGGTGCGCTGAACATTGACGGATGTCGGTATGCGTATGGGGATCCAGCATGGCCGGGGCCGCAAGAGGGCGACGGCGGCTGGGGTGGCGGCGGAAGCAAGATGCACGAGGGAGGACTATCTAAGGCCGGAGGGGATGCGCGGCCAGCGCTGGGAAGATGGCCAGCGAATATCTACGTCTGTCCGAAGCCGTCCAGAGCGGAACGGGAACGCGGGTGCGAACGGTTACCCGGTGGCAACTCTGCAATCGATCATCACGGCGCGGGAACGAAAGCATTAAATAATCCGCACGCGGGCGCCGGGAGAACTGCAGACCGGGTGAAGAACTATCATCCAACGGTAAAGCCGATCGGCGTGATGCAGTGGCTATGCAGATTGGTCGGAGGGCAGAAGGGCAGCGTGATTCTTGATCCGTTTATGGGTAGCGGTACGACGGGGATCGCTGCAATATCTGAAGGTTTCCAATTTATCGGAATCGAACAAAGCGCGGAATACATGGATATTTGCGAGGCCAGAATAATCGACGCGGTTGGCCCATTATTTGCCAATCAAATTTGCAGGCATGATACATAAAGAAACGCCCGATCTAGAAGGGACTAGACCGGGCGCAGAGCTGAACAACAGGGAGTTATTCAAAGAATGGACATAGAACGTTTATCACAAATCACCGGCATTGACACCACATCAGGGCCAGAAGAATCCGTTTGGGAACGATTAGAGCGCAGACCAGACAAGCGGGACGCAAAAACGGGACTGGTCATCAAGGCCGGACGCCCAGCTCCTACGCTATCTAATGCGGTCCGGATATTGACCGAAGATAGCCGGTGGGCTGGTCGCATCAAGTACAACGAGTTTTCTAACGCTGTAGAGATTGACGGTCTATCAGTGGCCGACCATATCGAATCCGGCGTGAATTTATGGGTGGACCGGACCTACATGATGTCAACGCCAACCAATCGAATCAGTGAGGCTATCGTATATGTAGCGCGGCAGAACTTATATCATCCAGTTCGGGACCACATTCGGAGCATACAGTGGGACGGGACCGAGCGCGTCGATGGTTTGCTATCTGACTATGCCGGAGTAGAGGACACGCCGTTAACGCGGGAAATCAGCAGGCGGTTTTTGATTAGCTGTATTGCGCGGATATTTGAACCGGGGTGTAAGGTTGACACGTGTTTGGTATTGGTTGGCAAGCAAGGCGCCCGGAAGTCTTCATTCCTTCGGAAGCTGGCAATGCGTCAGGAATACTATAGCGATACACAGCTAGATCTAGGATCTAAGGATAGCTACCAATCTTTGGCCGGTGGTGTGTTCATATACGAATTGGCAGAGCTGGCCAGTTTTTCAAAGCGGGACCAAGAAACGATTAAGAGCTTTATTAGCGCCAGCGTTGACCGGTATCGCCCAAGCTATGGACGTTGGACCGTTACCCGTCCGCGTCAGACGGTATTTTGTGGCACCACCAACAATGCAGAATTCTTAAGCGATTCAACCGGCAACCGGCGCTTCTGGACTGTCAAGGTTGGAGCTATCAAGCTGTTGGAGCTGGGCCGGGACGTGGAACAGATATGGGCGGAAGCGTTGGCCTATTATCGACAGGGCGAACGCTGGTGGCTTGAGGAGACCGGCGCGGCAGAACTTGAAGATGCCCAGGAAACTTATCGACAGGTAGACGCCTGGGAACAAGAAACGCTGGTGTTCTTACGACGTACACACCAAGAGTTTACCGCCCGCGATGCGTTGAAAGCTTTGGGCTTTGAGGACTACCAGATGACCAAATCCGCGTCCATGCGTATGGCAGCTGTGCTTCAGAAGTTGGGCTGTGGACGGCAACCAAGGCGCCGGGAGAACGGAATTCGGATTTCACCGTGGAAAAAGGAATGGACATCAGAGTGACTGGACAACTAAAGGGACTAAGGATAACGGGCGTTGATGGTCTCATATGGCCTATAATGTCCTATTACCATTTCTTATACAGTAAAGTATTGAATAATTAATTAATTCTTTAGAGGTAATTAGGGGTTTCTATGGACATAGGACGGACAGTGGGACGGATGGAAAGATGGGAATCTAAACCGAGGTGTGCATGCGGGCAGGCTGCTAAGTACACTGTGTTGGACGAAACCGGCAACGGTTCGCTGCAGCTGTGCCGCCGTCATCACACGGTCTGGACGGTTGATAGGGTACGTGCACGGCTACCTAGGGCGCGCTATGATTTAGCGGAGTCTAATGCTACGATGGAAGAATGTAGGCCAAATGTCGATAGACGCATCCGGGGCATTAAGGATTACCACTATTTTAAACGGGGGTTGATCGATGGCGTACAAGAAGAAACGAAAGAAAGGAAAGGGTAGCCGATGACCAAACGCGGGCGGACTCCAAAAATATCTTCAAAGGTTCAGGCGCGAATGGTTAAGGCTATTCGCTTGGGTATGCGGTACGAAGATGCGGCAAAGTATGCCGGTATAAGCCTTCGGACTTGGGCCAGATACAAGGCCAGAGCAGAACTTGGAGAGGAGCCATATGCGTCACTTCTGGCCGCAGTCAAGGAGGCGGAGACGGAAGGAATGATGGCGTGCTTAGAGGCTATCGAGCGCGCATATCAACAACGGGATTGGAAAGCGGCAGCGTGGATTCTGGAACGGCGTCACGGTTGGTGGCCTAACGCTATGATTACGAATCGAATAGAGGAACAGGGTACAACGATGGACCTAACAACCGACGAAGGAAGGGCGGAAGTGATAGCCGCGCTTCAAGCGTTACCGGTGGAGCTATTGACGGCGGCATTGGTAGACGGGGATAGGCCGGAAGCATAACAACAGGGGAAAACATGCCAACAGAGAAGAAACCAAATTTCGTTAACGACGAACCAATAAAATCGATTGCAAATCATATAGAGTCGATTGAAGAGTCCGCCTATCTGATCGGTTCAGCGGCGCAGGCCATTGCTAAGTGTGTATTTTTGGCGACCGTTCATCACTTAGACAACGGCGATAGAAGAAAGAACTTAATCCTTGCGTCGATATCGAAAAATCTTGGACTTGATGAGAGTTTTGGCGTCTCTGAGTATGCAGTCTTTGAAAAGTGGGCCAAGCGTGCAGGATTGAACCGTTCAGACGAAACCGATAACGACCGGCACGCATGAACACGCAGGACAAGCTGATAGCCGCATTACTTGCAGCCAAAGCACACGTTGTGCGTCAACAGTTTGCAGGAAAACACCAGCAAGACAGAGACGACGCTATCGCCTGGATTCAAGAATACGGACCTTTAGTTAAGTCAATCAGAAAATGTAGACGGCAAATGCCGATCAAATGGCGCGGCAGTTTATGAATCTGGGCCAACTTATTCAGCTATCCCGCGCATATCAGGCGGACCCGTTGACACGGTACATCATCGAATCAGCCGGTCAACGCGGCGGGATGTCGCCACCCCAGAAGGTAATGCATCAAAGCCAAGCGCGGAAACGTGCGTTTCTGGCTGCGAATAAAGTAGGAAAGTCTTATTGGGGTAGCGCGGAAGCTTGGTTTCATATGATGGGCCGTCATCCGTTCCGGGATGTACCCAAACCCGGTTCGACTGGTTGGGTTTTATGCTCCGACCTTCGGACAGGCTGGGAGGTTATTAGCGACGTTATGCACGAGCTACAGCCGCCTGGGGTACTGCATGAATCCTGCAAATACGTACCCGGTATTGGCTACCTCTACAGAGGGACAAAACAAATCATGCTAGCAAACGGTTCTAGCATGGTAGGCAAAGGCTGCGAGCAATCTCTATTGGCGTTGGAATCGAAGCGCATCCAATGGGCATGGATTGACGAACCACCAAAAGAAGCACACTTTCACGGTCTTCGCGCACGGTTGACGATGGACGTGGCAACAAAGGGCGGCGGTAATATCTTCCTAACGATGACCCCAGTGGGCCGACCGTGCGAATGGTTGCGCAGGATTTTAGAAGGTAGCATCGAAGACAACGTTGACCCGGAACCAGACTGGCACGTTGAACACATCGAACTATCATTGGAGAACGCGCCACACCGAACCGAGGAAGACATCGAAGCGCAGAAGATGGAATGTTCACCGTGGGAATACAACCAGCGCATTAAGGCCGAATGGGACGGGGTAACAAAGGGGCGGTGGGTATCTGGATTCAGCGAGGCCAATATTTTCGATGATGACCATCTTCCGACGCAGGTTGAATCGGTCGGACTGGGCTGGGACCATGGAGAACTACCGGGGAAATCCGTATGTTATTTGGTTGCATGGGACGGGTTTACGGTCTGGGTTCTTGATGAATACACCAACGAAGAAAGAAGCACACCAGACACGGAAGCGCGCGGCGTTGCTGAAATGTGCAAAAAATGGGGCGTAGCCTTAACCGATATCGACAAGGCTGTCGGAGATTCAAACAGCGCGGGTAAACTGGGAATAGGTTTTACAATTAACGAGTTAGCTATGCGCTCCTTTGCAAAGATTACAGGTGGTTCCCGTCCACCGTTTGAAATCCGTGTACCCTACAAACGGCGCGGAAGTATCGACGCGCGTGTACGTCTGTTATCGATGGCTTGCGTTGATGGCCGTTTTCGCGTACATCATGGATGTACTAAGCTAATTAGCAGTCTTCGCCATTGGCGCGGAGGTAATGACGATTTAAAGGACGCATTCGATGCGGTATCCTACATTAGCGAGCTTTATATAGCACCTGGCGCCGAAGCTAAATCCGAATTCATGATATGGGCCTAACATGTACAGAGACAACGAAATTCCGACATTTATGAAACCTGACACCAAAGACGACCGCGCCCGATGGGGTGAACAGTCTTTGAGATACCGGATGCTAAACGGTGAACATGCGCCGGATGTAGTTCAAACTATTCAGGGCATGTTTGGCCAAGAGTTTGTCGGCGAACTATCGCAACAGGTTGATCTAAGCCGGAACACATTTAAGACAGTCTGGCAGCAGCTATCCACCGCATACCTTGAGGCGCCCGAAGTTATAGCAAAGATGGACAACGGCGAGTCTGAAGACTTGACGCCCATTATCACCAATCGATTATGGCCGCAGCGTCAAACTGCTGATTTGTGGGCGCTATCTATTCGGGAATCTTTGTTCCGTTTGGATTGGACCGCTAATGTCGGCCTACAGTACCGGCCCGTGTCACCAGATGTAGTCGTCTGCGAGGCGCAACCAAACCGGCCAGATATGCCGGGGAAGGTTGAAGAATACCGGCGGCGCCAACGGCCTAACGGGAAATCGGTTTGGACAATTGAAACATGGGATATCATGGCGCCGACGCCGGTATTTAAGATCGAAGAACTATCTAGCAACGGCACCACCCGAACCGATGTCACGCGGGAGTTTATGCCGGATTTGGAACAGGGCGAATATCCTTACAAGGATTCCGAAGGCGCGCCTATTCTACCGTATATATTAATACACGCCGAGGTTGCTCCGCGTTTGTGGAACTACACGACCGGAACTGAGCTGGTGAATGGAAGTCTCCGCCTGTCTGCTTTCTGGACCTATTGGGGCGATTCGTTTCTATCTGCTAGCCACCCACAACGGTACGCGCTCGACGTGTCAACCCGTGCGGGCGACACCAAAAGCATCGCCGGGAAATCGGTAGATATGATTCCGGTGAACCACAAATCGATCCTAATGTTCCGCTCGGATGGTCCCGGCGGCGGTAGCCTGGGCCAGTACAGTCCGGCTATGCAACCGTTGGAAGCTGCCGCCGCGCTGAAAGAATACGAACAAGGTTTGGCCGTATACGCTGGTTTAGATCCGTCTGATTTGCAAATTACATCTGGTCAGTCTGGTTATGCAATCGTTGTCAGTCAAGCCGGGAAAAGGCGCCAAATGCGCAAATCAGAAAGCGCGCGCCGGATGGCGGACCAATCCATTTTGGCCACAGCTGCCAAACTGGTGAACGCATACGAAGGGCTCAGCCTACCCGAAGACCCGGCCGCATACAGTGTCCGCTATCACGGCGTTGGAGAATCAGACCAAGAACGAAAGGCCAAAACCGAAGCCATCAAAGCGGAACTAGAGATGGGTTTGATTTCCCGCGTTGAAGCTTACAAGCGTCTAAACCCAGATATGCAAGACGAGGCCGAAATCCTAGAGCATTTGATCAACGCTTCCAGATTAGAAGGTATCGTGGCGCGTGTGGTGCGCGCCGAAGAATCAACCACTACAGAACTTAATAACTAACGCAACCACCCGCGACAGAGGTAGAAATGTCAGAAGAAACAACAAACGGAACACCAGCGCCAACCGCATCAGCGGGATCTCAAGTGTCTATGGTTCCAAGCTTCCGCCTGAGAGAAGAAACCGAGCGCCGCCAAAAGGCTGAACACGGATACAAAGAAACAGCCGCATCGATGGCAGCTATGCAATCAGAACTTGAAACCGTGCGCGGCCAGCTCGCGAACGTCAAAGCCACCCACGGACAAGACTTGTCTTTGTTAGAAGCCGGGATCAAAGATGCTGAAGTCCGCGATTTTATCCGGGAACGATACACGCGCATTGATTCCGAAGGACGCCCACAGTTTTCCGAATGGTTGACCGGTCAGCGTGAGAACCCGTCTCCGCTTCTGGCTCCATTCCTGCAGCGACAAGCGGAACAGGCTGTAGCGGAATCTATCGCACCAAAAGAAACCACACCGGAACCAGCTCCAACCAAGCGAGCAGCGCCACCGAATCCAAACGCCGGAACAGACCAGCCAGCGCGGCCCAGTCCTGGCAACTGGACGAATGACGATATCAAGCGCGCCATCGGTCAAAGCGGAAACCGTGGATTAGGCGCCAACCGTGACGCCATATTGAAAGCGTTGGCCGCTGAAGGTTTGATCAAGACCAAACTGGTTTGACAATCTGTCACAGCCTCGCTACCCTGTTGGAGCTACGGCGCGGTCTCCGATAATGACTGAATATTAATTCAAACTTATTATCGGAGATATTCCCGTGGCTAATGAAATTACCGACGCGCTGTTGGTTGCTAATGGTGGACGCGTTGCGTCCGTTCTTAGTGGCCTTGTCCTTGAACAACTTTATGATGCAACCGATTTGCGTTCTATCATGCAATTCATCCCATTCGATCAAGTTGGATCGGATACGCTTGATGTAACCCTTGACGCAAAACCCGGCGCATTTGCGCAACGGACATCGGAAACGGTTGGCGGATTTGCAAACAGCGCATACACAACTAGCAAAGTTAGCTTGACCCCAACCCGTTACGGTCGTCAATACCAAGTGACTGATTTGGTTGGCGTAACTGGTGGACCAATCGATTTGGACCGCATTGTTCAAAAGCTGATCGACGGCGTTGCGTTGACCATGACAGATCTATGTTGTGCAGAGTTCCCAAGCTTCACCGACCAAGTCGGGACGACTACTGTAGATCTTGATGTCGATGTAATTTTCGACGCACAGTTCGCGCTTGCGTTGAATCTGGCTGGTAGCGAAAACCTAAACATGGTTTTGCATCCACAACAGCACAACGATTTTGTCCAGTCTCTACGTGGAGAAACAGGCGCGATGCAATACACAGCCGCAACCGCTGAACAGCTGGCCATGAAGGGTCCAGGGTATCAAGGTTTGTGGAATGGTATTAACGTTTGGACTAGCGATTCCGTAACGACCGTTAACGGTGGGGCGGATTATGCCGGTTCGCTAATGGCAAGCGATGCAATTTGTTTCACTATGGGCGACGTTCGACGCTTGCAAGGATACATCCCACAGCAAAACATTCTTGTTGATGCTGGCGCTTTGATCTGCGAGCTATCCAGGGACGCCGACAACGGTATGTCAACTGTGATCGCTAACATGTACCCAGCAGTGGCTATCCGCGAAGACGCCCGCGGCATTGAGATCGTTTCTGACGCTTGATGATTGATAGGTAGGGAACGGGCGCCGCTGGATAGTCTGGCGGCGCCCACATCCCATAGAAGATAGAGGAACTATGAACAAAGCCATCCGACTAACGCAGCCATCTAAAGAACCATCCTACGTTAGAAAGAATGAAGGTTTACCGCTGCGAGGCAACGCCAAACCCGCAGACCGGTTCGTATACATGCACTACCCGAAACGATGGGAGTACAACAAAGAGCATGGATTCCTTCCAACGCTGGCAAAGATTATTGCAAAGCCAGGAATTAACGGCATTGGCAAAAACGGAGACCTTACACCGGCCCTAGTTGTAGCTCAGCAAAACGGCGGTACGTATATTGACCCACAAGATCAACGATTAGGGGATTTCATCGATTACGTGCAATATTACAATTGCGAGAACGGCGCGAAATGGTGGGTTGATTCCTGCATGGTTGCCACAGTGCTACCCGGCGGACAAATCATATGGAAATCAAAGCCGGGACAGTGGGACGCATTTAGAAAACAACTAAGAGACGCTGCCATCGTTGAGCCGTTGATGCCGGAAATCTTTGAGCTGATGATCAAGAAACAGCAAAACAAGATCGACCGCCGCGCCGCCAAAGCTGGCATGAATCCAATCTACCAATCAAAATATCAAGATTCTTTAGATATTCTGGAAGCTATGCGCGCTGAATGGGCACGCATGACGGAAGAGAAGATTAAAGAAGTCGAGGCCAAGCCAGCAAAGGCCAAACGCCCCAGAAAGGGCAAAGCCATCGACATCGTGACGGGTGAATGATGAGTAACGAAGACCCGAAGATCCGGCGCACTATGGAAAACCTAGCGCGTCAAATGGTAGATAATGGAGCCAAGCCAGACTACGCAATTAGGAAGGCTAGAGCAGCTGCAATTAAAGCAGACCGAAAACAACAAGAAAAGAAACGATAGCCGGGAATATTCCATAGGAGGGATGAAATGGCAAACTTCAAGGGTGCAAATCCATTCAAGATACCAAGACCGATCCGACTGCCTGACGGCTGGAACGCTGAAACATTGGCAGGAGACAAAACGCTAACGACCAAAGATGCACAAATGCAAGCTTTGGATTGTGGTGGGTCTAGTCGAAATCTGCATCTACCAGCCGGATCCGTCAAAGGTCACTATTACCAGATCGCCAACAAATCAGACGCGGCGGAAATCTTTGTGGTCTATCAACCTGATGGATCTACAGAAGTATGCCGAATCAGTCAGAACGATATGGCCATCGTGTACGCTGTTGATGATATTGCTTCAGGTGCCGCCGCTGGCTGGTCTCTGTTCTTTATGATCTCCGGCGCTATCAGCTAATCATAGGAGGGCTCAGAAATGTCGGACACGCTCTATAGTGCGCGCTTTTCTGGGCCCACCTTGATAGAACGAAATAAGGCGCAGACGGTATCCGTAACGGTAGCACGGGATGGTAGTGCCCCTACGGTATCGTCTGCGACCTTTACCCTGTACGATAGCGGCGGTACAAAGGTAATCGACGCTACAGCTGCATCGATTGCGGCGGGCGTTGTATCTGGTTCGATTGGAGCTGGTGATCTATCTAACTACGATTTTGGACAAGGTTGGTTGCTGCAGTTTGACTGCACCATTGGCGGCGCTGTTTTCCGTTTCTATAATGACGGCGCGTTGGCGTTGGCGCGTTTATATCCGCCCATCGCACACGTTGATTTGGTCCGCCGTCATTCAGACGTGGCAAATCTGTTAGCGTCTGGCGTTACCAGCCTGCAGCAATACATTGACGACGCGTTTACGGATATTTGTTCGGAGCTATACAGTGCATCCGTTCCGTATTGGCGTATGCGTACACCGTCAGCACTTCGGGCGGCTATGTTTTCTCGTTGTTTTGAGTTGATCTTCCGCGATTATTCTACGCTGTTAGATCCCGGTGATAGATACGCGGAGCTGGCCGACCGATACGCGGAGCAATACCAAATCGACATCGAACAGATACGTTCAAAAATGGACAACTCCGAAGACGGCAATTTGACAGAGAACAACTTATCGACGGCATCCGTCATCCAGTTGACCACCGGGCGACGTTCCAGCGTGTACAGGGCGGACTAGATGACGCCATCAGCCGCGCTAACCGCAATCATTGCCAGACTTGAAGCCGCATCATTGACTAAGGCCAAATCACCGCTGGGTGTGGTCAATGCTTCCGCGCCTCAAATAGACCGGTCGTTTTCGGTTCGTCAAACATCAATAGGTCCGGCGCCCAGTCCCGGACGCGGACGGCCAGACGTTCCCGGCTTGCGTGTAGCCCATCGTTTTACCGTAGAACTTGGGCACAGGTTAAAGCCAAACAGCGGACAAGAAGCCATCAGTCAAGCATTGACAGATCTCCATTCGGCATGGAAATACCTGAGCCAATACAACACCACGCTAACCGCTGGCGCAGCTATTGAGATTGGCAGCACGTCCACAGAATACGCCGGGTCCGGGGCCTATCTGGTTCAACGGTTCCCGCTAACTATCGTCTACAACTTGACGTTGGTGGTCTGATGCCAGCGGTCCGCGCTACGATTCGCCTGCGCACAGTAGATGATTACATTCGACGAGTTCATGGGCGATACCGTTCGTTGACTGCTGTAGAAATGGCAGTTGCCAACAACTATGCACGGCGCATCATCAACGCAATCCGCGCACGCTGGCCGATTGATACTGGTACATCCTGGGGAAAATGGCAGTGGAATCTAATCCCATTTCCCGGCGAAACTGCAATAGTGATTGAAAACCCGATGAATTACACCACATACGTTCATCCAGCGGGAACCGCACCAAACCCGTCCGCTGCGGGCGCCTTGGGTTCTTCGTATGCCGGACGATTGATTAGCCAAGAGGTGCGGACCGTAAAGCTTGGTTTAACTTCAGCACTAAAGCGCGCCATCGATGCAACAGAGAAACGACGCGCACCAGCAGAAACGCGGCAAGTCTTAACGATACAGGACAGGCTAAGATTGATTAGCGAGGCCAGAGGCCAGCAACCAATACCGGAATCGGGCGCGCCAGATGTTCGACGCTGATTTAACCATCACCCAAATCGGCGTCGATATGACGGATTTGAAACGGCGCCTAATGGATAAAGAGCTGGAAATATTTCAAAGGGCAGGCCAGCAAATGCTAAAAGACGTGCAAGCTGTTTGGACTGGTTGGAAATACAAAGGCCGCCCACCATCAGCGGCGCGCAATGTAAGTCTAGCCGCATGGAAACAAGAATTCCAAATCACTGAAGGTGTCCGGACCATTACACTAATCAACAACGCCCGAGATTGGCGCACGAGAAAAAAAGCGTATTCCGGCTACGTCAAACGAAAAAAGGGAGATGTTGAAGAATGGATCATTATCCGTGATATTCTAATGGCGCGGAATCTTCCGGAATTGATTGATGATTTGACGCGCGCCGTCCATGAAACAGCAGCAGAGAACGAACCGCGGAAAACTTTGAAA